CTGACAAACAAGGATGGGCTCTATTTATTTCCACACCAGATGGAACCGCAAGCTGGTTTTACGACCTATGGTGCTACGTCGCCGAAGACCCAACAAATGACTGGCAACGCTGGAGCTACACCACAATCGAAGGGGGCAACGTCCCACCCGAAGAAGTACAAGCAGCTAGAGCTCAACTTGACGCACGAACCTTCCGCCAAGAATTCGAAGCCAGCTTTGAAAATCTCAGCGGTTTAGTCGCAGTATCCTTCAGCGACGAGAACATTTCCGCCGCCGCCAAAGACATACCCATAATGCCCATCCTCCTGGGGGTGGACTTCAACGTAGATCCAATGTCAGGAATATGCGCCGTAAAAGATAACGACACCCTCTACGTTTTCGACGAAATAATGCTCACAGGCGGAGCAACAACCTGGGACTTCGCCGAAGAAATAACCCGTCGCTACGGCCTGGAACGTCGAATTGTTGCTTGCCCTGACCCAACAGGCGGAGCCCGAAAAACAAGCGGAGTTGGCCTAACCGATCACAACATATTGCGTCGCAGCGGTTTTAACGTATCTAGTCCCAAAGCACCCTGGAAAATACGCGACAAAATAACTGCTGTAAACACTGCATTACTCGACGCAACTGGAGCCCGCCGAACTCTCATCCACCCACGCTGCAAAGAACTAATAAAGAGTTTTCGAACATTAACCTATGCCCCAAACACAGGTTTACCAAACAAAAACTTAGGGGTAGACCACGCTTTTGATGCCTTCGGTTATCTATGTCTTCAACAATTCAACTTGGCAAAACCTGAAACACTCGGTCAAACGAATTACCGAATTTACTGATATATAGAACTGTTAATAAGCGTCATACCAGTTAAACTAATCTCATACCCCTTTTATCAAAATTAGATCATGGCTTTTTTCCGTGGTGAAGAAGGCTCCGTAAAGTTCAAGAACACTGCTGGAACAGTTGCCGCTGTAACTAGCACACGGAGCTGGAATCTATCAGTCAACAAGGATGTTCTCGACTGCACTGCTCAAGGAGCAACTTCACGTAGTTATGTCGGTGGTTTCATCGATGGAAGTGGTTCTGTTGAAGTGCTTTATACAGCAGCCAGTGGAGATGAAACTGCTGAATTCCTCAACGATGTCTTCACTACAGAAGACGACGGCACTGCCAAATTTGAGCTGTTCTTAGATACTTCCACCAGCAAAAAGTTTACTTTCGATGGGATTGTTACCGGTGCTGAATTCGGCACCTCAATAGGAGATCTTATTTCTGTAACAGTGAATTTCCAGGTGAATGGCGCAATCACTTCTGCTGCTTAATGGAGGCAACTAACTAAAAAAGAGGGGTAAAACCGTGACGTATTCCGTACCAGGCAAAGTACGCACCCATCAAGTCAGTACAACTTTTCAAGGTGGTGCCGACAGTCCCTTCACCAGAACTAGAGCTGTTCTAGATCAGATGAAGGCATGGGAAATTATGAAAGCGGTAACGCTTGGCACGGAATATTTGCGCGATAAATCTGAAGCATTTTTGCCTTTAGAACCTCGCGAAGATTACGAAGCTTATTTATCAAGAGTAAATCGAGCTGTTTTTTCTCCTTATACGCAACGATTAATAAGGGCAGCAGCAGGTTTAGTTCTTCGAAAACCAATTACTGTTACTGGAGATAGCTATTGGACAGAGGTTTTTAACAAAGATGTTGATGGTTGCGGTTCAGATTTAGACGAATATGCTCGTAGACATCTTATTTGCGCTCTCACTTACGGTCATAGTCATACTTTGGTGGATTTTCCTGCTCCAACTGGTGCACGTTCTTTAGCAGAAGAAAGAGCTGAAAACCGCCGTCCCTACTGGATTGATGTTGATCCATCTAATATTTATGGCTGGAGATTAGATAGAGAATCTAATTATGGAAATTTAACTCAAGTTCGTATTGCAGAGAAGGCAGTTGTTCCTGAAGGAGAATTTGGAGAAACGGTATTCAATCAAGTTCGTGTAATTGAGCCAGGAAGGTACAGAATTTACCGTCAAAAAGAAGGCGATCAATCAATGTGGGGTAGTGAGACAGATATTGGTGGATTTGAGACTCCTATTACAGCAAAAGACTATGACTTAATCGAAACAGGCGATTTTAGTCTTGGGGAAGTTCCTCTAGTGACCGTTTACACAAATAAAACGGACACACTGACCAGTAAACCGCCGCTTTTGGACATTGCCTACTTAAATTTGTCCCATTTTCAGCGTCAAGCCGACCTAATACACAGTTTGCATGTCGCCTCTCAACCGATGTTGATTCTTGAGGGCTGGGACGATCAGACAAAGGACATGACAATCAGCGTTAATTATGCAATGGCTACTCAGCCAGGCAATAAAGTTTATTATGTCGAGCCAGCATCAACAGCATTTGAAGCACAAGCAGCAGAAATCCAAGAATTAGAGAAACAGATGGCATCTTTGGGTATCAGTACTCTTTCTCAGCAAAAATTCGTAGCAGAATCAGCCGATGCAAGACGTTTAGACCGTGTAGACACAAATTCGATGTTGTCTTTAGTAGCGATGGAAATGGAGCAAAAACTCCAAAAATCGTTCAATTTATCTGCGCAATACCTCGGAATGGAACCTCCGGAAATTAAAATCAACAAAGATTTCGATATTGATCGCTTAATTGGGCAGGATGTAACTGCATTAACCTCACTATTTGAACAGGGTGTACTAGGGAGAGACGAATTCCGACAGATTCTTGTCCAAGGTGAAGTCCTACCGTCTGCCAACGAATTTGATGACTCAGCAGAGTCTTGATATACTACATCTGTAGCTAATTTTTATCATGCCAACTTCAGGCCCAGAAGGTTCAATAGACAAGGTTTTACAACCTGACGGTTCTTATAAGTGGGAGGTTGTTGCTCACCCAAGAGCTGAAGAGTTAGACCCTCCCGCAAAGAAAGCAGCTCCAAAAGCTAAAGCTTCTAAGCCAAAAGCTCCAAAACCTGCTCCCGAAAAATCGGAAACTTTTGACAACGAAGTAGCAGAGTAATGATTGAAGAAAAAGTCATCCAGCCTGAGTCCGTGACTCCTGCTGAGCAGCCCGTGGCTGAAACTGATGCAAATCAACAGCCAGCAGCTTCAGAGTTGGATGCTCTGAAAGCAGAGTATGAACAGCAAATCGCAGCTCTTCGAGCTGAGAAAGCTGAGACTGACGAGAAATTTAAAGGCATCAAAACTAAACTAGATGATGTCTACAAAAAAGCCGATGCCGAAAGGAAACAAAAGCTGGAAGACCAAGGCCAGTGGAAAGACCTCTGGGAAGAAGCCAACAAAACAGCCCAAAGCCAAAGCCAAGAAATAAGCAATTTAAAAAGTGAATTAGACGATCTGAGACGTTCCAACGAACAAGAATCAACAAGAACAGCAGCTTTAGCCGCTATCAGCAATGCTGGTGCTATTAATGCTGAACAATCTTTAGACCTCCTTCAAGGAAAATTGAAGCGAGATGCTAATGGAAAAGTGGTTGTTTTAAATGGTGGAGTTGAGCAAGACATAACTGCATACTTAGCTGGCTTAAAAAACCCTGGTTCTGGATGGGAACACCATTTCAAACCAACTACAGCAGCAGGGATGGGAGCAAAACCAACACCAGCATCAAATATCTCCCCAGGCACGGCAAATCCCTGGAAAGAAGGTAGTATTAACATTACAAGGCAAATGGCCCTTGAAGCTACCGAACCCGATCTTGCAGCGGTGCTCAAGAGAGAGGCAGGTAGTTAATTAGTTTCTGTGAAGCTAATACCGAGTCTGTGACTTGGGCCCCGAAAACCTAAATCCCCTTTTTTGAAATGGCAGCCCCGTTTCAGAATTATTCTGGCGGTGTCCTTCTCGCGGACATCGTAAAAAGGAATAATCTGTCTCGCTATGTAGGCGAGGCAATTAAAGAGCGCAGTCTTTTCCTCAAGAGTGGAGCTGTAGCTCGTAGTCCTTTCCTTGATGCAAAGGAAGGCGGTACACGTATTCAAGTACCTGAATTCAATCCAGTCTCTCCAACAGAGGAGATCATGGATGGAACAGCGTCTTGGGGAACAAGTACCAATGGCTACATGACCCCCCAGAAGATTGGTACAGCAACTCAGATTGCATCCATCTGCCACAGAGGTTTTGCCTATGCGGTTGATGATGTTGCAGTTTTGGCTGCTGGTGAAGATCCAATGCTTCACATCCGCAATCAACTTGCAGATGCAATCAACAAGCTAAACAGCCAAAGACTTTTCTATCAGCTACACGGTCTTTTCGGTACAGCTCTTTCTGGCAATGCTGGTGACTATGCAGTTGCTGCTTCTTCTGGACAAGCTGAAGCCAACTATCTTTCAGCCTCCAACGTAGCTAAAGCTCGCGCACTCCTTGGAGAGCGTGGCGATGAGTTGGACACTTTGATCGTTCACCCTAACGTTGGTTTCTATCTGTATCAGGTAGGTTTACTTTCATTCTCTACTACTGCGCTTTCTACCGGAACAGGTATTCAGTGGGGTGGTGGCGGTGCTGGTGTCGATGCTAAGAGCATTGGTACTTTCGCTGGCATGAATGTAATCATGGACAGCCAAGTGAACACAGTTCAACCTGGTTCCAGTGGTCACATTAAGGAGTACTACTGCTACTTACTTAAGTCAGGCACAATCCTTGAAGGTGTTCAGCAAGACCTTCGTATTGAAGCTGATCGCAACATCTTGTCTAAGCAGGATGTTCTATCAGTTGATTACCACACTGCGTATCACGTAATGGGTACTAAGTGGGGCAATGCTGCTGACAACCCAACCAATAGTGTTCTTGGTGCTAAGGCCAACTGGACTGCGACCTATGACATAGATCTCATTCCTATGGTTCAACTAACTGTTAACACTCCTCTTGATACTTCAACCCTCTAAGGGATAATTAAGAGAGTTCTGCATAATTAACCCCGCCCTGAGCAAGCGGGGTTTTTTCTTTTCTTGCCGATATACTGGTAAAGACGCTTACTAAGCAAAAGTGGCTGCAACTATTACCGCTACGTTGAAGGGAGAAACTTCAAATAGCTATGTGACTTTGGCAGAAGCCAACACATATTTTGAAACCGCCCCAGAAGAATCAACCTGGGACGACAAATCTGATGACCAAAAGAATCGAGCATTAATTTCAGCTTGTCGCTGGATTGATAGTTTGAATTATTACGGTGATCGTTGTGATAACGACCAAGCATTGAAATGGCCTCGAAATAATTATCACGTAGACAACGTGGAATTAGTTTGTACCGCTATTCCGAATGGAATTAAATACGCTCAATATGAATTAGCAAGAGCTTTAGCTAATGACACAGATGCAATAACTGGTAACAAAGGTACTGACGGAACATATGAAGAAGTGAAACTAGGTGACATCGAAGTGAAATACAACACCGATAGTCAGGGTGTTGGAACGATCAACAATGTTTTTGACGTTTATCCGTGGCTTCAGTCCTATCTTGGTGCTTATTGCCTTGGTGGGTCTGGTAGCTATCAAGTAAGAGTAGTGAGGGGTTAAACAATGGCAGCACTAGACACTCTTTTCAAAGATGTAGCTAAACAAGTTGTTGCAGACCTTGGGTCAGCGTTGAATACAACGATTACTTATACAAGAAAAGCTTCTCCTTCTTACAACACAGCAACAGGGGCTTTGACTACTTCAGATACTTCTTATTCCAGCATCAAAGTTCCTATTGAGTTTATTCAGGCAGAGGAAGAAGACGAAAGTGAAACAAGACAAGTAAAATTGTATATAACGCCTGATTTGATAGGAAGCAATCAACCGAATTTACAAGATGAAATAAGTTTGACTTATGCAGGAGGAACTCAAGTAGCAAGGATTACTGATGTCAGGACATATCGAGGAGCACAAGAATATTTATATATTATTTTTGCTGAGTTCTAATGGCAAAACAAAAAAGTGCGAAAGGCTTTGCTCAAGACATTTTAAAAAAGGAGCGATCTCTAATTGAAACTCAACTTAATCAGCTAATAAAAGAGACGATTACTGATTTAACTAAAGGAGTGAATGGAAGCCCTGTAAGTCCTGTGTTGACGGGCTTTTTCGCGTCTAGCTGGAAAGCAAGTACAGGTAATATCATCCAAAAGGACAAGAGAGAACATTTCCCTGCTTGGGCAAAAATTAAAACTACAACTGTAGGAAAACAAGTTGTATTAGCTCCTGGTGAATCTCCTCGTCTCAAGATCAGACATTATGTTCCTACTAAATTTAGAATCGGAGATTCTATTGGGATAGGGAATACTGCTGAATACACTGAACAAGCTTTGCAATCAAATAAAAGCAAGCTTTTAGAATATATTTTAGGAGCAGGGGGATTGGAGGAGAAAATGGATAGGATTTTTTCTGATAAAAACCGTCCTAAGATGTCAATCAAAGCAGAAGGTGGAGGGCTTTCTGCTCCTACTAACTATTCTGATGGTTATCAAGACCTCTAATTATGACTCTTGTAAATGTTCGAGCAGCACTTGAAAAAGCAGTAACAGATGCAGTCGCGGCTGCTGATGGAACGGTAAAGATGTCTTATGACAACACTCCTTTCACAACTCCGAGTAAAACGACGAAGCATATAAGGATGTCGGTGAATTTCAATACATCGACGCTCCAGAATCAAGGAGCTTCCTCTGATTTTTATACTGGATTTGTTGTTTGCAATTTATACGTTCCAAAAAACAAAGGAACAGCTACATTCTCTTCTTTAGGAGAAGCTGTTATAGATGGATTAACTTCTGTTAATGCTTCAAATTATACAGATGCGTTTAGTTGTAAACCAAGAACTGCTGATGTCGTAGGGCCAAGACCCGTAGACCTTGATGATAGAGCGCATTTTCTAGGAACCATAACTTGTCAATTCTCTGCTAATGCCTAGTGTATTATATGAGTAAATTCTAAAGACTTCATGGCACGCGCTGTAGACCTTCTCAAATCAAAGTTTGGAGTTAGCCAGCTTTATCAACATACAGTTAAACGAGATGACAAGGTTGTTTTAGAGGTGTACTGGCATCCTTTAACAATTGCGGAAAGAGAATCAATTCAAAAGAAAGCAGGAACGGATGACGCAGGAGATTTTGCACTTGCCTTGATGATTGAGAAAGCTGTAAACGAAGAAGGGAAACGTCTTTTTGCAGATGGAGACAAGGCTACTTTAAGAAGAGAGGTGGAAGCAGCGGTTTTACAGGAAATTCAGTTGGCAATGCTTGAATCAGGAACAACTAAGGAGGTAGATGAGGCGAAAGCCGATCTTAAAAGCTGATAGTCAAAGTTATTTTTTGTTTTCTTTAGCCAAGGAATTAGGTATGACTCTCTCCCAGTTATCTCAAGTAATGACTAGAGAGGAGATGGTTGGATGGGCTGCTTATTTTTCACTGAAAAACGATGAAGAGCAAAAACAAAGAGATGGAGTTCAAAATAGGGCTGCTCAGAGAACGCAAGTCCGATAGACTGCTGAAATAGTGCATTGAAAATTATCAGTGGCTGATTATACGAGGCTGATTGAATTTAGGGTCAAGGATACCCAGTTAAATCGTGCTGTTGATAAATTAGGCAAGACTTTAAATAAGATAGATAAAACTTTAGTTGATATAGATAAAAAATTAGAAACTATAGCGAAGAGAAGATTTAAAGATATAGAAAAAGAAGCGGTTAAAGTAGAAAAGTCTATGCTGAGAATAGGCAAAGTATATAAAAAGATATTAACCCCACCAGGGGTTGCAAGAGGTGCAGTTTCAGGTGTTTTTGGGTTACTCGGTTTAAATAAAAAAGCCATCGCAGAGATGGCAGTAAAGATTGGATTTTTAGACGCTGTAACTAGAAGATTTACTAAAGGACAATATGGATTAGGGAGGGCTTTCTTTGATACAACAGGAGCAATTGGAAAAGCTGTTTCTGCTTTAGACCGCTATGGGAGAAGTGCTGCTGATCTTATAAGGACACATGCAAGACTTATTGATGCGACAGGTAAATTCGGATTAGCGTTAGGAAGCATAGCGGCCTTCAGTCCTCAGATCTTTAATTTAGGGAAAGCCTTTAGGCAGCTTGAATATGACATTTTAAGGGTAGACAAAGCAGGAAGAGCTGGTGGATTAAAGAATATTCTGAGGTTATTCCCTAAAGGATCACGATTAGGGCAGTTAGGTCGATATGGGGACATTGAAAATATTCAAGGAGGAAAAGCTAATAGAGCTGTTCAAGCAGAAGCTAGGAAGTCTTATATAGACAGAGGTGGACGGGCTGGCAATATCAGAGAACATATATCAGGGATAAATAAATTAAATCAAAATTTAGATAGAGCTAGGAAGATCCAAGAAAATATAACGATAGGCAATAGGGGTTGGTTTGAGTCTCACCTTGCAGTTAGGAAAGCTTTATTTGCTTACAACATTGAATTATTTAAGACTAAAGCTATTCAAAAAGCAGTCCTTGCAGACATTTGGGCTGCCAAGAAAGCATGGCAAGGAATTGTAGGAGTTCTCAAAGGAGCGACAGGGATCTTCGGCGGATTACTTGGAGGAAAAGCAGGGAGATTAGGTCAAGCAGCTGGTGTTATTACTGTCAGTGAGGCCGTAAAACGGCTTGCACAACATATTCCTTTTGTTAGTCAAGCTTGGAAAGATAACTTACAAACTTTTGCTACATGGACTAAAGGAGTAACTGAAGGATTAGCAGCAGTAACGATTGCTCATGGTGTCTTTTCCAAAGCAATAGGTGCAGCGCAATGGACAACAGGTGCAATTAGTGGACTTGCTAAATGGGAAAAAGCAGCAATGCTTACTTTCCATCGTATTAATAAGGGCCGCAAAGACTTAGATGCTGACATGGCACGGTGGCTTGATAAAGGGGCTACTGGACAAAGAAGAAACAATCCACTCACCAACATATGGGACAAGATTGTTGGAGGCAGAAGAAGTGAGATAGCAGATATTTATCTACAGAAGAAGCCAATAAAAGATCCGTTAATGGTTCGCATGGAGAGGGCTTTAGAAACCTCTCAAAGGATGCTCAAGCAGACAGATACAACTGCTGCTAATTACGAGAAGAGGCAACGAAGAGTACTTGCTATTGAGAGAAGAATAAATAGGGAGATGGAACAGAGAAGAGCATTACTTGAGTCAATGACTCCTAGAGATTTAACTGGGCAAAGTTCTTATGTAGGGAAGCAACGTGTAAGAAACAGGATGGCCATGGATAGGGGTCATAAATTCAGCGGATTTGGAGATTGGTCAAGATCGATAGACCAGAGAAGTGCTCAATACAAGGCTGACGCTGATAGGGAATTAAGGCTAAATAAAATCCTTGCTATTAACAAGAAATTAGAGGCTTCTGGAAGGGCGCAGTTAAGTACTTATCGTTATCTAAGTCAACAAAGACAGCAAGAATTATCAGCAGCTACTGCATTAGCAGCACAGCGAGAAACTGAAGCAGTTAATCCAATAATGACTACGGGAGCAGAAGCTTATAGAGGAGGGGAACGAAGATTTGTAGGAAAAGATGTATGGGCTAGATACAACCGAATGAGGCAATCTCGTCGAGAAAGAAGAGGTCGTTTCAACGAAAGCATGATGCTTGGAGCAGGCTTCCCTCTCTTATTTGGAGGAGGAGTTGGTTCTGTTGCTGGTGGTGTTGCGGGAGCCGCAGCGATGAGAGGAGGAAAGGGATTTGGGGCGCAAATATTATTTAGTGCTTTAGGTCAACAATTAGATGCTTTTGTAGGTCAGGTCAAGCAACTTGGAGATGCGCTAAGGAAGCCTACTGAAAACGTTCAAGCTTTAATAAAAGCGGCTGGGCTGCTTGATTCTCCTTTAGGGAGACAAATTGAACAGCTAGAGAAGTTAGGTCTAAAAGCTAGTGCAGCGGAATTAGCTCTACAGTCTATAAATACAAGATTAGGAGAACAGGGAGCTAAACAACTGCAAACTTTCTCAGAGGAGTGGGCGAAATTCTCTAACGAGGTGGAATTAGCAAAAGTAAGGTTAATGGCATTTGTCTCTGGCCCATTGTCTGGATTAGTGAAGATCCTTAATTTCTTTAGCTGGAAAGATTTAAGAGGACAAGCTCAAATCAGTGCAAATAAAGACACTATTGCGAAGTTTGGAGAAAGACCAAGGATGCGTCATCCTCTGGATTTTGGAGGATTATGGGGATCTTTAACTGAAACAAACCCTGGAAAAGGCAGAGAACAATATAGAGATGAAAGACAAGAATTCCATTACAATAGACTTTTAAAAGGAATAAATGCCCCTTCAAAAGAAGCCGCGGCTTTGCTTGGTCAAGCAAGAGGATTAGAGACAGGTAATGTTGGATTAGCAGGAGAGATTGAACTGGAACGTGAGAAACTATCCCTAACAGATAGTCAGTATCAAACAAAAGTTAAACAGTTAGCCATAGATAGGCAGAGTGCAGAGATTTCATTAAAGATGACAGAATTAAATAAGATGAAGGAAGGGTCAGCGAAGGATCAATTAGAGCATGAAGTAAACAAGATGAAGTTATCTAAACAGTTAGCTGAAGCCGAATTAGACAACTTAAAACGTATAGACAGTATGTATTACAAGATAGGGCAAACTATAAAGAGTGGAATGGTAAGTGCTATTGAAGACGCAATATCTGGAGCTAGATCATTAAGTCAAATATTAGCTGATCTTGCTCAATCTTTCGGGAGGATGTTTTTACAGAAAGCAGTCGAGATTGGATTCTCCGCAATCACAAGCTCTTGGGGAAATACAGGAAATACGGATTACAGCAATTTAGGGAGTTCGTGGAATTCTGATGCTGTATGGAAGATGGCTGAAGGAGGTTATGTCGGCAGCCCAACTAATGCACTAATTGGTGAAGGTGGTGAAGGTGAATATGTCATCCCTGAATCGAAGATGAATGATGCGATGGCTCGCTATTCTCAAGGTGCAAGAGGTGATGCTGTTCTTGCTGGTGGCGGGGGCGATGGTGAAGCAGGTGGAATTTCTGGAGGAGCTAGTGGTTCAATAGATGTCACCTTCAACACTCAAGTTATTAATGATGTGTCTTATGTTTCTTATTCTGAGTTCCAAGCAGGAGTAACTTCTGCGGCACAACAGGGAGCCAAAATGGGTGAACTTTCAACATTGAAAAAGCTTAGAAACAGTCCATCAACTAGACGGAGGGTAGGGGTCTAATGGCTGAACTAGCAGTTGGTAATTTCGTTAAATTTACTAGTGGAGATACCACACTTTTTCGTTTTCAAAATTTCTTTATTGGTGAAACAATCACTAATGAATCTGAACCCTACAATTTTGTCCCTTTTGGGTTTTCAGGAGTTACTACTAATCGAACAGGTGATGGAACGGAAGCATCTTTAGTTTTACCTAATAGCACTGAAAACGTAGGAGTATTAACCCGAAGCTTTAGTCAAGACGCTATTGCAGGAAGATGGCTTGCTTATGTTCGAGTTTTAATTGTTGATCCAGACGATAAAACTTCTTTCAGCACTTTAAGTCGCTATTACGGCCAAGTTACCAATGGTGCTTGGGATAATGCTTCAATAAGTTTAAATTTAAGTTCAGTTTTAGATGCAGTAGGTGGTGAAATTCCTCAAAGGAAACTTAGCCAAGTACTTGTAGGGAACATACCGACGACGAGTGGCCTCCGATTGCAGTGATCTCATCGGTCTTAAGTACCGACTTGGTGCTGATGGGAGCGACGGCTCCATAGACTGCATACATCTCTGCTATACCGCCTTCGATAGGCTCGGAATCCAAGCACCATCTTTCAACCATGCTTGGTATGACGGATGCAGAAGAGACATTTTGAAAGAACTGTACGGAAGTTTCGTCAGAGTTCATAACCCTAGGTACACTGATGGAGACTTCTTACTTATACCGCAAAATTCATGGGCGTTCGCGGTGATATGGAACCAAGGGGTTCTTTATATAGAACCCGTAATGGAGAGAGTCCAATGGTCTACAACGCACAGGTTTACAACGCTCCACTGCTTCCGTTCGAAAAGCAACTTATAGAAACGATTGGTGCGACTGAAGAAGAATATAGATATCTAGTAACTGAAGCATTAAAGAAGAGCAGAATAAGACCTGCTGGCTACGAACATATTCCTGATATTCGTTGTGAACCAGCAACAGTGACTTCGTTTTTGATAAGTCTTGCTGTAGGTGTAACACTTTCAGTAATAACTTATTTAATAACACCAAAACCAAAGCAGCCCAAAAGACAAGACAGAAGAGAACTAGAAAGCATTAATAATGCAGGTAGATTTAGTCCTACTTTCGGATTTGATTCCCAGGCAGAACTAGCAACATATGGAGAACCCATTCCAATTATTTTTGGACAGTATGACGAGATTGAAAAAGTAGGAGGAATTCTTGTTTCACCAAAGCTTGTATGGTCAAGAATGTTCTCTGAAGGCACGCAACAAAAAGTCAAATTAGCTTTTGTTGTTGGAGAACAAGGGGGAGCAAATGACGGTATTGGAACGCCTGATTTATCTGGAATATTTCTAGGAAATAACCCTTTAGATGCTATCTATCAATCTTCTTTTGAGTTTTATTGGCGAGCTAAAAGCATAGCGGGCAGTGGTTCTAGATTACTTAAAAGTGATTTAAAATATGGGGATCAAGATCCAGACAAAAGAGAGGGAGATACTGTTCTTTTATGTCCTACAGCAGAAGGAAATGGTGATAGAGGATTTAGTGCTGCATATAGCTTGAGCAACAATGCAGAGTTTGGATGTTATGCACCTATTCCTAATGGATCTATTTATAGAGTGAATTGGAGAAATGTGCCTATGCCCGATCCAGGGTCAGGCAAAGAAGGAGGAGAACACTCAGATCCGTTGGCATGGGAAAGGATAAAAATGGCTGGTTGGTATGTTTCTAGTCAATCAAGAAATAGGAATCCTTCTGATGGAGACCACGATCACGCTTACTACAGCGGTGGCACAGGAAGAAATTACAGCAGAAGGATGGGAATTCTTTACTATCACAGAGGAGGAGCTGGGGCTAGTGGAATAACAGCTAGTAATAGTGAGGTGGTGAAAATTATAGATAATGTTCAAATTGATGATGTTTGTGAGTTTCATATAATGCCATCAACTCAAAAGTTAAGAGAGGATTTATATCATGAAAGTGTAAAAGTAGATGATATAAATACTGAAATAGATGCTCAAAGAGCAGCAGCCGATGATGCGTTACAAGTAGGAGAAATATTTCAAATAGGAAAAACTGTTTGGCAAGTTTATCATCGTGATATCCCTATTTGGACAGATGCGAATGACTCAAAACAAAAGGCATGGTTGAAGTGTATTGACAATAACAACGGTATTGATAATAAAATAGGCATCGTATCTGATGGAGTTGTCAATCCAACTACAGATAAAGGTTATGGTGATGGTTGGATTTCAGATAGCTTAGATCCTGACATAGAAAGAGAACCAGGAGCAGGATTTTATCCTTTACTAAGAACCTCAAAAGCTATTATTAAAAATACAAGAGATTGTGAAACAACAGAAATAGGAATTAGATCGAAAGTAAATCAAAATTTACAAGGTTTATGTAATTTTCAATCATTGCTTTCCCCTCAAGAGTTGCATGATTTAGAGGATGATAATGTTGCAGTTCAGAGTGGAACAATAACAACATCAATAAAAAGGGCTTCTCTTTTTACTGTGAAATATAGAGACACAAGTACTGTTAGAAATACTAGTGGTGCTGATGTTGCAGATTGGAAAGATTTTGGAGTATTATTTGCTGTAATAGGAAGTCAAGCTGTTGACCAATACAACTGGTTACGTGTAAGACATCCTGAAAGAAATAAATATGAATACAAGGTGACTCCAGTTGCGGGAGCAGGAATAAAGGATTACCAAGACGACTTTGAACTTTACCAGTTAAAAGCTCTAGGTACATATCATTCTATAAGTGTAGTTGATGGATTTAAGTTGGATTTTAATGGGATAAAAACAACAAAAGAACAGATAAAAATGAATAAAGAGTTTACAAACAGAGCACTTACTACGACAAGTTCAATAACAACTAGTGGCCCTAATGCAGTAAGCAAAGATTCAGTTATTACAGGAAAAGAAGATTGGGACAATATAGCAATAATGACGAAAGCCGAATGGAAAGCTAATTGGGGTGGCACTGGAACGGGTGCTGATGAAGGGTCAGTTGTCGAGGGTAGAGGCAGAGGAAGTGCGTTTACATGGGAACTTTTTGGTCAAGCAACTGCTGCTTCTCCAGCAGAAATTGAAGACACATTTACCTTTACAACAACAGGCCCAACTAGAAACAAGCCAGTCAAGCTAAAGATTAAAGCTCTAAAAATAGAATTACCTTCAGATCATTGGATGAGGTCGGGAGGTTCAGCAGGAGAATCAGAAACTCATACATGGGCAATCCTTGGAGCAACCACAGAAACGGTCGAGCGGAAAAGTGAAGGCGTAAATCCAGATATAAATAACGATGCTGCTAACAACCTTGACTGGACTGAAGAGGATATTTTTAAGGTTCAAAAATCATGTGCAGGGTCTAATCCCTGGGCACAAAACGCAGCGAATGGCCCATTGGCCTATGCAGGTATAGAAGTCAGGGTTACAGGGCATGATTACATTCAAGATGTTGTAAGAGGAAGAGGATTCGGGGTGCAAGAGGAACTTTTCGGCAATGCAGAATCGGAGGCATTAAATAGCACTAAGGAGGTTCAGATAAAGCTTTGTATTTCTTCTTCTATGGATACAGAAAATAGTTCAAATACAGGATGGAAAACAAATATCACTGATGCTGTGGGGGACAAAAATCTTATTGTTAAATTCAAAGGAACTGTCAAAGATATACGTCCCAACTGGACAGGCCGCTATAGAGGCTGGAATTTAGATGACATAACTGTTGTTAGTTCAACAGGCAACTGGAACGCAGGAGAAACCATTGAATTCTTTAAAGCTTCTGTTACTAATGCAAATAATCCATTTTGGAGAACACTTCAAGGGAGATTAGGTTGGAATCTAAAAATAGATAGTGTCACTGAAACAACTACAGGAGGGAGCGTTGATCTTGATCCAACAAAAGAAGGGTCTCGAATTTTTGAGGGCCAAAGTCAATATTCAGATTTAAGTATGTATGGAAGCCTGGTTATGAAATCTAATGAAAGTAATCCTGAACATACTGTTGTTTACATAAATGAACAGCTTTCAAATGATGATTCCATCCCAACTTATGACAATTTGACCACATCTTGTTTAGTTCTTGATGCCAGCAGAAACTTCTCAGCTTTAGATCAAATCCGTGTTTGGCTTTCCGATGGAATACCAGTAGAAAGATTGCATCCAGACGACAGTAGTGCTACGGGGTCTAGTAATTTATTTACTGATTTAACTTATTACTTATTAACTAATAGAAAAGGTGGTGCAGGAGAATTGTTTGGTGATGCTACAGATGGGGCTGCATTAATAGATAAAGCACAGTTAATAACAACATCTAAATTCCTTAGATATAATAAATTATTCTTTAATGGTGCTCTTGCTTCCTCTGTAAACACAAGAAGCTATCTTAGTGAGTTAGCCCCTAATTTTCTTTGTGACTTTATTTTGTTAGATGGAAAACTAAGTTTAAAACCAGCAATACCTGTGGATTCAAGTGGACAAATTAGCTTAGGAGCTGTTGAAATAAAACAGCTATTTACTAGTGGAAATATCTTAGAAGATACTTTTAAAGTGGAATACTTAGACGCTTCAGAAAGGAATGGTTTCAAAGCTGTCATCCGTTATAGGGAAGAGAAAAAGAATCAATTACCACTAGAAAGAACAGTTACAGTAAGGAGAGCTGAAGGTGATGACGATCTTCCCATTGAAACATTCGATCTAACAGGCTTTTGTACTTCTAAGGATCATGCAGAATTAGTTGGTAAATATTTCTTGTCACTTAGACATCGCGTTAAACATACTTGCAGCTTTAAAACTACACCTTATGGATTAGACTTAGCACCTGGAGATTATATAAGAGTTACTACAGAAAGTTCTCCTTATAATGCTGCAAACAACGGAAGTGTTTCAGCGTCAGGAGTGATAACTAGCATCACAACTTTAGAAGATGGAGAGTATAGAGTTCTTTATTACTCAACGGGTACAGACACCTCAGATGTAGAAGAGGCAACGATGCAGGTTTCAAATGGAAATGTAACTGATTCTAAATTTAATAGCTCTATTTTCTCTGTTGTTAGTACAACAAATTCTCAAAATGTTTACAGGGTAGAGCAACTAACCTTAGATCAAGAAAACACTGTAGACATTGTGGCTTCTGAGTTTCCTTGTGATAGTGGGTTGGTTAGTCTTATGGCACGCGACCTGCGGTCTTCTGAAGAATTCACCGTTTCTAGTTAATGGCTTTTCCTACTCTCACTCCTAGCTCAAGAAATTTCTCACCAGGAGATTTCCCTGTTAAAAGATTTACGTCTCAATCAGGGTCAGAGACGAGGATTTTATATGGATCGAAAAGGACAGGGATGAAGCTTTCTTTGGGATATAAAAATATTAGTGATGCTAATGCTGAGTTATTTCTTGATGATTTTGAAGCTCAAAAAGGAACCTATACAGCTTTTGCTATTAATGAAGATTTGAAGGGAGGATGGACAGGTAATAGTGATGCATTAGACAGTAGCGATAAGTGGCGTTATGCAGGCCCGCCTCAAGTCGTACAAGTTAAACCAGGTGTTAGCAATGTGCGGGTAAATCTTGTAGGTGTCCTTTAAACTAACTAAGAGGTGATTATCTAATGGCTAAGGCATACACAGGAAGAGATGGCTCGCTTCAACTAAGCGATGTTGACCAAGTAAAGGTCAAGAGCTGGAGCCTTTCAGCCGATCTAGATTTGCTTGATACGACAAGTCTTTCCGATAGCGTCCGAAGTTACTCCCCAGGGATTCAATCTTTTAATGGAACAGCCACACTCTTGTATTACAAGCAAGATGATGGAACGAATGATGCAAGCGCACTTTTAAGAAAACTTGTAAAGACTGGTACAGATGGAGTTGCTTCCACTGACACTGTTACTTTGACTTTGAGATTGGCTGACGGAACATCATATTCAGATGTGAAATTAACTGCATATATCACAGGTGCTCAAATAGGAGTCGCGACAGGAGATATTGTTTCTACCGACATAACGTTCCAAGCTACGGGTGCTCTAACCACAGCAACCCTCTAACTAATGGCTATCTATCTTGGGTCGAAGGGCCGCGTTGAACTACAAAGAAGCTTTGGTGGCAGAGAGATTGTCACTACAATTGATGATGCTGAAGTAGTTGCAACCAGCAAAAGACTTGGTTTTGATGCTGCAAGTAGAGGAGATGCAAGTGAATTAATAACAGGAGACGAGTTAGAGATCAGAGCTGACAGCAACCTTGTTTTTATCAGTGGTTATACGAGCGTAAAAAGTGGAAAGTTTTTTATTCACGTTGATGATCTAGGCGGGATTAGGCTTTATGCAACTTATGCACATGCTGTATCAGGTGGAGCGACCAATGCAATCTCGTTAGTAGCTCAGTCAGCAGGTTGGTCACTTGATGTTCGTCTTACTGTTCAGAATGCAATTCATAGGATTCTTGGTCAGGTCACTTCCTATGAATTGAATACGTCGGCTGAGGTTGTGGATACAACAGCTTTGTCTGATGATTTTAAAAATAGTATTAACGGTCTTTTA